CAACGGCCAGCGCTTATTTTGTTGGATGCACGACGTGGTCGGTGGGAGTTCCCTGAGCTCAAAGAGATTGCACTCAAAGAGTATAACTACTGGGAACCAGAGATGGTGTTGGTGGAAGCGAAGGCAAGTGGTATGCCCTTATCTGACGAACTTCGCAGATCTGGTATACCAATAACAAATTACACACCAACAAGAGGCAACGATAAACTGTCTAGGGTCAACGCAGTGGCTCCTATGTTTGAAGCAGGAATGGTATATTATCCAGAGGACAGAAGGTTCGCAGAAGAAGTCATTGAAGAGTGTGCATCTTTTCCGTATGGTGAATACGATGATTATGTTGACACAGTGACCCAATCTCTGTTAAGGTTCAGACAATCAGGGTTGATTCAGTTACAGATGGACTACGAAGATACTCCTGTTGACACAAGACCACGGGTCTATTATTAGGAGAAACATTATGGCTAAACAAGGGCGAACAAAAAAAGGCGGCAAAGGCAAACCGAAAGCGGTTAGAAAAAAATCAGCTAGTCTGCCCACGTCTTACGTAGTTAAAAAAAAGAAAGGAACTAAACAGGGGCAAATTCGTTATTCAGCACCTGCTGTTCCGAAAAAAGGTGGCGGCTTTAAAAAACAAAGCAGCATTAGAATTAAACCAACAGGGAAGATGAAAGAAGAAATTTTTTACACTGGCCCTGAAAGAGGCGGACCAAAAGGTTTTGGTAAAAAAGGAAAAGTTACTACTAGAATAACTCCCGCTGGCAGAAAAGTACAAACCGTGACAGGTAAATCTTTGACTAAAAAATTAAAAAGAACACTTACCGACAAAATAACGGGCGCAGGGAAAGACAAAGCAAGAAGGCTTAAACGAATACACATGTTTCGTCGCAGACCAAGCAAAAAATTAAATAAATAAGGGAATATTATGTTTAAAAGAATATTCAATATTGGAAAAGGGCCGAAGCCTAAACCTAAACCTAAACCTAAACCTAAACCAAAACCAAAGCCGAAACCAAAACCAAAGCAAAAGAAAAAAACACAGGGTGGAAGTAGAAAAGGTGGACAAACTAGTCCAACTGCAGGACAAAAGGTTGCACTGGGTGTAGCCGCTGCTGGCACAGGAACGTTGGTTGGATTAAAATTAAAACAAGGCAAAGATGCTCGCGCAGTTGGTATGGGACAAGGTCAATCACCAAGAGGCGGCACAGTTCCTAAAAAGAAACCAGACTTAGGAACAAAATCTGTTCAGTCTGGGCCTAAGAAAAAAAGAAAACCAACACCTGCTGGCGATTTTGTTAGATTTAAAAATCCACGTAAGAGTGGTTTTGTTAGAGACAGCAAAGGAAACAAAATTAAAACCGGTAGAGACTCAAAGGCTTTTAAAAAAATAATGGAGAAAAGAAAGATGGGAGGAGGCAAATAAATAATGCCTCTTAAAAAAATACTAAAACCAAAAAAACCTATAAAAAAGCCTAAGCCTAAGCCTAAGCCGAAACCAAAGCCTAAGCCTAAGCCGAAACCAAAGCCTAAGCCTAAGCCAAAGCCAAAGCCGAAACCAAAGCCAAAGCCGAAACCAATAGAACTTCGTGGTCGAAGACCAAAAACAAACCCCAATAATCCCCCTGCAACTAGAAAGATTGCACAGGTTGCACAGAACCCTAATTTGAGAGGTAGAGAAAAAACTTTGGCTATACAACAAGCGATACGTGATGTAAGATCTCCAACTAGAAAAAGAGGCACATCTGATCCAGATCGCGGTCTAGCATTTAGGGAAATGTACAGATCAGGGCGAAAACCTGTGAGATCCAAAAAGACAGGTAAGATCATTACTGACTCAAAGGGTAGACCAATAATGGTGACTAAACGTAAAACAAGGCGAACAAGGAGGAAATAGTATGGGTATATTGACAAAAATTTTTAAACCAAAAAAACCAAAGCCAAAACCAAAAAAACCTAAAACTAAGCCAAAGAAAAAATTAACGGCTGCGGAACGTAAAAAGCAGGCTCAAGAGGCAAAGAAAGCCAGAGCAGTGTTACAATCGGTCCCTCCACAGGTCAGAAACGCCATGCGCAAAGCTATGGCGGACAAAAAAGCGGCAGCCAAATTAAAGGATCAGGGCCTTAAAAAAGCGGCGAAGAAGAAAGCAGAAGAGCGCATGATTAAACTCACAAATCAAATGAGGTACAACATGATGCGTTCAAATACTTTTAAGCGAGGCGGAAGAGCCCGCTAATTAACACTTGCAAAAGTGCCCCAATTAAGTAAAACTTGCAGTAACTGCAATCATCATTGTCATTGCAGCAACGGTGGCTCTTGTCGCACAAATGACTGTGAGTGTCGTATCTGTGAGCACAATGCCCTTGATGAATTTTGGAGAGAACTAGGAGGATACGATGCCCCTAACAAAAAAAGGCACAAAGATTAAAAGAGCTATGGCAAAACAGTACGGAAAGAAAAAAGGCGCAACAGTTTTTTATGCGTCGATAAATAAAGGTAAAATTAAAGGGGCGAAAAAATCAAGATGAACATGTCTGACAACAGAGCCTCACAGCTTATACAACTACTACGTGACGCCTTAGAAATGGGTGATGATGATTTAGCCACACAAATACGATCAGATTTATTTAAAGAGTTTGGTATTGAAATGGCAGACGGTGGTCGTGTAGGATTACAAACAGGAGGTTTGCCAACTGTTGCATCTATTCTTGGATTGCAATCTTTACAAGCAGGACAGACACCAAGTGCCACTCCAGATTTAGACGCGCTTGGTTTACAAAGTTTATTGCCACCAAGACCTGATCTAAGAGCCATGACACAACAAGCAGGCAACCCAATGAATGTTCCTAACCCATACAATTATGGATATGGGCCGTCCGCTGATTTTGGTAGAAGAAATTTAGATGCACTACAATATACGGGCAATACAAAATTCCCAATGTTGCAAGATATTTTTGGTAAAGATACAGGGACACTAACTCAACAACAACTTGACGATAGACTTGCGGCACAAAGAGCAAATCTTTCATCTACCTTTCAAGGACAAATTGATGCAAAAACTCTTGCCATGGCTGAGGCACAAAAGCAAAGAGAGGCAGCGGCCACTGCAGCATCCACTGCAGCAACAGACGCAGCGGCGAAAGCTAAAGAACAAGCAGACGCTATTGCAAAACTAAGAGAAGAACTTGCAGCGGCAAAAGCAGCTAAACCAAAAGAAATCATAAGATATATACCGCAACAACCACGACGTGAACGAAGGGGTGGCAGTTGTTTTGTTGCTGGCACACTTGTGACTATGGAAGATGGCACGTTGAAAAAAATAGAAAAAGTATCAATAGGGGATAAACTACAAGGAGAAAACGGTGTAAATATGGTCACTGATTATGACAAACCAAAACTTGGTGATCGTAAACTTTATTCAATTAACAACGGTGATCCTTTCGTTACATCCGAACATCCGTTTAAAACTCCTGATGGTTGGAAAGCCATTGATCCAGAGGAGACAGCAAAAGAAACAGATATGCCTGTTGAAAAACTAGGTGTGGGCGATGTGATTATTACTGGAAAGGATAAAATTAAAGTAGACAATATTGAAGCTCATGATGGCAACGCTGAAGACACAGTTTATAATTTTATATTAAACGGAGACAGAACCTATTATGCTGATGGTTATCTTGTTCACAATAAAGGTCACGGCGGCGGCGGTGGTGGCGGATGCTTTATTGAAGGCACACCAATTGACATGGCAGACGGCTCATCAACAGAAATCACAAACGTCCGTGTTGGCGATGAAACGAAAGGTGGCCGAGTGATCGCTAAGTTAGAATTTGAACCTACACAGATATACAATTACCGAGGAGTGTATGTTTCTGGAACACACCTCGTATTAGAAGATAATCAAATGGTTGAAGTTCAACACAGTCAACACGGAGTTATTACAGATAGAATCGAACCTGTGTATTGTTTTGAAACTACTGGCAATAGAATTTGGGTTCAAGGTATTGAGTTTGGTGACTACTTGACAGGATCTCAAAAAGACTGGGAGCCGCACATAGAAATGATGAGAAAGAAAATAAATGATGAGATTCAAAACAGACATCAAAAAGTCTGATATTGAAGGGTATGGGTTGTTTGCTGGAGAAGACATACCGAAGGGTAGTGTGATAGCTTTGTGGTGCCCAGACGTTGATCATGGGACAAAAAATTTAAAAGAGTATCTTGAAAACCGTATTTTAAAAGCACACGATCGCGTTTTTCAAATGACCTGTTGTCGTTGGCTGGACGACTTATTTGTTTACGGTTATGAAGTGAGAGAGGACGGTTATATAAATCACTCATTTGACCCCTCCATGTTGTATTATTTAGGAATATGTTTTGCTAGAAAACATATTAAAAAAGGGGATGAGCTTACCATAAATCATGAATATATTTTAACAGAGAACGACCCTTGGTCTTTTGTAGATAGCCAGTCAGGAAAAAAGGTGGACGGCATGCCTTCAGAACAGTATTATAAGGATTCTGCAATAAAACTATGGGAGATATTTAAAAATTAAATATATGACAGCTACAAAACCAACACCAAAACCTACCAGTAGAATGGGTATTATGGGCATTAACGCTGCTAGAGCTCTGCCAGGCGTTGCATCTCGTGTTGGTGGCAAAGCTCTTAGCTTAGGGCTCGGTACTCCAGCTTTGATGTATGAAATAATGGCAAGTGAAACAGGGGGACCATTTGACCCTGTATATGGAAAGTATGCTGATGAACGGCTCACACTTGACGATATTGGTGTTGAGTTTGATGAGCCCATTCCTGAACTAGGTGGATATAGCTACGAGGAACTTGTTACTGATCCAGACTATATAGAATACGCCAAAGAATTTGGTATGAGTCCAGACAGATATGTCACAGAGTTAATTGCTGATTATACTATTATACCTGAAAAAGGACCTGCTGATCCTTCAGTCTTTACCATGGAAGAGCTAGAGGAATATTATGGTGACACTCCTTTCTTTCAAGAGTATAAAGAAAATATGCCTTTAGGGGATAGAATATCAAGACGTTCTGATGCAATTCAGTCTGGAATACTGAACGCTTTAAATCCGTTTAGGGAGGGAAAGTTTGATAATATGAAAGTTTTTAATAATTAAGAGGATAATTATGCCAGTAGAAAAAGACATGCCACTAACAGAGCAAATGAAGTTTGATTTGGAGGCAGAAAACTTTTCACCAGAACAGATAGAATTAATTGAAGGCGACACACAACTAGATGAAGATGGCGGTGCCACCATATCATTTGGTGCACAGATGCAAGCGCCACAAGGTCATTTTGCTAATTTAGCTGAAACCATGTCAGATGGTGAGTTGGCGATGATCACCGATGAGTTATTGGAAGCATACGAAGGAGATAAAGAGGCGCGATCAGATTGGTCTTCAACTTATGCTGAAGGTCTTAGTTTGATGGGGCTTAAATCAGAGGACAGAACAGAACCTTTTCCCGGCGCTTCTGGTGTGTCACATCCTCTTCTTGCAGAATCAGTCACACAGTTTCAAGCGCAATCGTACAAAGAATTATTCCCTGCAGGTGGCCCTGTAAAAACACAAATTATGGGTGCGCCTAATCCTCAAACAGAGGCACAGTCAAAAAGAGTTAAACAGTTTATGAATTATCAACTTACTCACGTTATGGAGGAGTACGAACCCGAGCTGGATCAGATGCTTTTTCATCTCCCCCTTTCCGGCTCGGCGTTTCGTAAAATTTATTTTGATGACAAACTAGGCAGACCTGTTTCTAAGTTTGTTTCGTCAGAAGACCTCGTCGTGCCTTATGACTCTACAGATCTGACAACGTGTATGCGAATCACTCACGTTATAAAAATGCCAGCAAACGATGTTAGAAAATATCAAGCGTCTGGTTTTTATCGAGACATGGAGTTGGCTGAAGTTTACGACAACGAAAGCGACGAAGTGCAAG